CGACCCCCGCCCCTGGCGCGGAGCCCCTCCACCACTCAGCGGTGAGAGGGGCTCCTCGCTGTTCACAGCCAGATCACGTGCACGTCGTCGCAATTCTCGCAGTACGCGACCCGGCCCTTCCCGAGGTGGGTCACCTGATGCCCGAGGATCCGTCCGTGCCAGGCGAGCCAGAGCCAGGACCGGATCCTTCTCACAGGACCGACCCCCAGACCAGCTCGATCTTGCCGAGCCCGAGCCGCCAGGCGACCACCCGGCCGTATGGGAACAGCGGGACCACGGTTCGGCTCAGCCCCCAGGACCACCCGGCCTGGTGCTTCACCCGGAGGTGACCGGACCGCTCCGCCATGACCTCCTGGATGGTCTGCATCGACCGGCCCCGGCGGAGAGCCCTCCGGATGGCCTTCTCGCGGGCTGAGCGACGCCAGGGACGCCCCCAGGCCGTCCGGGGGGCTCCGGCCTCCTGGGAGGGCCCAGGAAAGGCTCGTTCGAGCCCCTCCTGGACCGGCGGTATCTCGTCCGCGCTCACCTCAGACCCCGCTCGACCCGAACCCGTGAGAACCACGGGTCGACGTGTTCAGCGACTCCACCGGCTTGAGGATCGTCGAAGCCGTCACGTTCGGCAAGAGGATGAACTGCGCCACCCGCTCACCGACCTCCAGGACGGTCTCCTCCTGCCTCAAGTTCTGCACCGCCGAGAACAGTTCGCCTCTGTATCCGGTGTCAATTATGCCTTGAACCACGAGCAGTCCTCGACGCCTCACGGTGGAGCTTCTCCCGGTCAGCATCCCCCAGTACCCGTTGGGGATTTCGACGTGGACTCCGGACGGCACGTCGACGAACCCTCCGGGTGGGACGACGGTTCGCTCTGACACGAACAGGTCCCACCCGGCGTCGTCGGGGTGCGCTCGCATGGGGAGCCGGGGCTCTCCGGTGAGGGTGGGCTTTAGCATGACGGGGAGCCGCATCCGGCGCGCTGTCGCCATCAGTCGTTCCTGCTCTCTGCGTATCGAACCTGCCAGAAGAACAGCGCCCGCTGGGCAAGGCCGGTCTGGGTGTGCGGGTTCTCTTCGGCCATGCGCTTGGCTTCTGCGAGCAACTCCCGCAGGTACTCCCGGTTCGATCTGGTCACCAGGTACGCCATACTCCCTACCGGGTGCCGCTCGATCCAGTAGTCGGCAGCGTCCCCACTGAGCGCTTCGAGGATCTGGAACGCCTTCCGGGCGATGTCCTTCTCCTGCTCCACCGCCTTTTGCTTCCGGGGTCGGAGGTACCCACTCAGGGTCCTCCCCTCCGTGTCTTTCTTGGGCATCAGACCGGCCACCCTCCTACAGCGCGGACGCGCTGTGCCATGCGTACGTAGATTCCGATGTCGAGCAGGGTGTCGTCCGAGACCGGACGCCCCTCCGCGACTGCGGCGGTCCACCGGGCGAACTTGCCCAGCAGGTAGAAGTAGATCCCCATCTCCTGGTACTGACGGGTCTCCAGCGCGCGGTCGACGTGCGCGCGCTCCCAGGGCTTAACGCCGGAGTGCACCAGGCCGCGCCCGATTTCTTCCAGGTCGGTGGCTCGGCTCATCCCGCCATACTCAATCATCTTGGCGATGAGCGGCTCCACCTCGTCCTTGGCCGCGGACAGCCACCACTTCGACAGCCCGTCCGCGAGGGCGTCCTCGGCCTTCGTGTCCTCGGACTTCGCCTCGGGCTCGGTCTCGGGCATCCAGGCCCGGTCGACGGCTCCCTGGTAGTACGCCCGCCGGACGACTTCGTGGAGCGTACTCACTGGCACCAGCCGCGCCCCCGGGTCGTAGCCGTCCCGGACCTCGTTGGCGTACTTCCAGGCCGCGTCTGCGATCTTCTCGTCGAGCGTCCGCCCGTCGTTCTCCCCAGCCATCACTCGCCCTTCCCGAAGATTTCGTACAGGGCCGACTGCAGGGCGCGCTCGTCGATCTGCCCCAGCGGGTTCTCCTCTTCGGCGTGATCGGTGAAGAGGATCTTGGTGGGGCCGAAGGTGATGGCCCCGACCAACGCCCCGACTTTGTCGAAGGAGGCGTGCTCCTCGATCCAGTCGTTGACCTTCTCCAGCACGGGCGGGAGCCCGTCGAGGAACTCCCCGGGCTCGAAGTCAGCCAGCTCCGGAATGACCTGGTCGAGCATGGTGATGACCACCCGCACCGACTTCTCGCCGCCGTTGGCCTGCACCGCGCGCCGGACGAGGTCGGCGTCCCACGCTCCGACTCGGCGGATCTTCTGGGTCACGGTGGTCTTTTCGGGCTCCAGCCCGAGCGCCTCCCAGGTGGTCTCGCCCTTCATGGGGCCGGAGTTCCCGGCGACCCGGATGGGGTAGACTCGCGCCACCACCCAAGTCCGCGACATGACGCCTCGGCGGGTGGGGTCGATCCCGGCCATGGCCCAGAAGTCGACTGCGCGAGCGTCCGAGGACGTGACCTGCGGGTAGTGCCCGGATGCCCTCAGCGACAGCCCGTAGCCCTGGGTGCCTTCGAGGATGACGTGGGTGTTCTGCTCGCGGACGATCTTGTCGGTCGCGTACAGGTCCTCGGGCTCAGCCCAGGTCCACCACTTCGGGTCGTTCCCCTCGAACCACTGTTCCAGGGTCTGCGCCCGGCGCATGATCCGGTCGGCTCGCGCCGCGCCGATGCCCTTACCAGTAGACCCGATCCGCCCCACGAGCCCGTCAATCTCCTCCGCGAGCTTGTGGTCGTCGGTCAGGAGCGTGGCCTGGCGGGACACGTACAGCCGCCCTTCGATCGGGTGTCCGGCGTCCACCGCCTCCGCGATTTCCTTGTACAGGACGTCGAGGTCGACCTCGGACCCGGGGGCGATGTACAGGAGGGTCCGGTTGTCGACGATCGCGCCGATGGGGAGGGACCGGAAGGCGAACTTGCGGCCTTCCGCGTCGTACGCGGTGTGCCCGGCGTTGGGTCCGGCCACTCGCACGTTGATGATCTTGCCGTCGACTCCGGCGCGGTCCATCTGCATGTGACCGGCCTTGACGAGCTGGGCGGTGACGTGGCCCTTGGCCTCGCTCCCGTACTGCCCGCCGACGATTGTGTCGAGGTACTGCATGGGGTATCCTGCTTTCTCTTGTGCCCGCCCCGCTGGCGGGACTGGTCTATCTAATCACACACTCTGTCAGCTAGTCAAGTCCGCACCGGCACTCGGTGAGCCACTCGCTCTCGCGCCGCCAGTCCAGGTATGCACCACAGTCGTCCTTGTCGCACCTCACCCGGAGCACCGGGTTGAGCCAGACGATCCGCTTGCCCCAGTCTACGGTCTGGGTCCAGCCCACCACCGCGCGGTGCACCCCGTGGAACAGGCAGACTGACACGATCGCCCAGCCACCTTGGTACATGGCCTTGACCCCGGAGGGGCCCAGTTGGCGCAGGGAGGTGTGCACGTCGATCTTCTGACGTACTCCCCCGGCCTCCCGTGGCCCCTCCGGCGAACTCACGTCCTCGTCAGGCATGCTCGGACCACCTGGACGCGTCCAGGTCTCCGGGAAGCCCCGGGAACCACTCCTCCCACAGCTCCTTGCCCAACTGCCGAAAGTCCGCGCAGACCTTCTCCCCGTCGCCCTCCGGCAGGAGGAGCACCGACGAATCATGCACCATCAGGACCAGACCCATCCCGCGCTCCTCGCCTCCGGCCCCGTATCGGTCGCGCAGGTACCGGTCCTCGACCAACCACCGGTCGATGCCATACTGCGCGAGCGAGGGCTGGACCCGCTGGTTGAACGCCTTGTGGGCCCCGTCCCGCACCCACCGGTCCTGCTCCTTGTCGAAGAACTCGACGTCGTTCTTGGTGAACCAGCGACGCTCGCCGTTCTTCATCTGGAGCCAGCCGACCCCCCACTTGTGGTACCGCTCCATCACCTGCCGATCGTGCCGGTGGATCGCGGCCTTGAACTCGGGGTAGAGCGCGTTCCAGTCGCGGATCAGCTTCCGAACCTCGGGCTCGGCCATGTCGATCCCGGCCTCTTTCCAGAGGGTCTCCTTGAAGGTCGCCCAGCCGACGCCGAAGATCAGCGAGAAGTTCGACCGCTTCGCCACCTGCCGGTACATCCCCCAGTCCGGGTGCGACTCGTCGATCCCGAACAGCGCCTTGGCGGTCTCGCCGTGCAGGTCCAGGCCGCGCTCGATCGCGTCGAGCATCTTGTCGCACTTGGCCATCCATGCCGCCACGCGAAGCTCGGCCTGGGCCAAGTCCATCTCCCACAGTTCGAACCCTTCGGGGACTCCGGCCCCGATCAGGTCCCTGGGCGAGGGTACACCCTCCAGCACCTTGCGGACCTTGTAGTCGGCCGGGATCGCCTGGAGCTGGACGTTCTCGACGCTGAACCTGCCCGACGCGGTCCCGTTCTGCCGGAACCCGGGCCGGAGCCTGCCGTCCTGCCCGACTCGGTCGGTCCACCCGTCGTACCACCTCGACTTGGCGTCGATCAGCTTCTTGTATGCGGACCAGTCCTCCACGAGCGGGACCCCGTCCCGGATCATCCGCGCCATAGCGGCCTGATCCACGATGGGGGACCCCAGTTCGGTCCGGCCGTAGTCGGGAAGCCCCAGCCCCTGCACCAGCCGCCCCGCTTCGCCGGACTTCCCGCCGACTCCGAACCAGTAGTGCTTGGCCATGTCGAGGGTGACCTTGCCACCGAGCGTGTCTGCGAGCGTGGCCTCCACCTCCTGGATCCGGGTCTCCAGGGTCTGCGACGCTTCGCGCGCCACCTCGGCGGAGAACGGCACCCCGCGCCGCTCCACCCGGGTCAGCATCTTGGTCACTTCCATGCGCCGGTTCATCATCCGGCCGGTGTGCCCGGCGGTCCAGCCCTTCTCGACGCCTCCGCCCTTGGTCTGGTGTGCGTCGGCCCAGGACACCCGGCCCTGCTCGGCTTTCTGCCATTCGTACAGCCTGATGGTCTTGCGGGAGTCGTCGTCGGCGTACTTGGCGATCACGCGCCACGGCATCAGGTCCCACCGCCCGGCGGGCAGTTTGTGCTTGGTCAGGTACGCCTTGATCACGGTCTGCTCGTCGGACTCGTCCTCTCCCCAGAGGAACGCCGAGGTGGGCTTGAGCGAGGTGGTCGACCGGCCGATCCCGCCGAGTCGCCACGAAGTCCACAGGTCCGCGCCGTTCTGGGTGTCCCAGATCACCCACGGGAGCAGGTCCACCCCGTTTCCGGGCCAGCGCCGCACCCCCGCCTGCATCTGGTGCAGGTCGAATTTGGCGTTGTGTGCCACGAGTCCGAGAAACGACCCGATGTCCCAGAGCCAGTCGGTCAGGGCCTGCCACTCGCCCCAGCCGAGGTTGAACGAGTCGGGCTCGGGGGGCGTCACCTCCCACTCCAGCTCCCCCAGGAGCCCCTGCTTGGCGGACTGTTCGAGTGCCAGGGTCCGGTCCTCGGGCTTGCCGGTGCCCATCGCGCCCTGGTCGAACGGCCAGGCGAAGGAGAGCACCCATACCTCCTCGGTCCATGCGCCTCCGGGCCAGGTGCCGGTGCCTGCCCAGGGGCCGGGCTCCTTGCGCAGGGTCCAGATCCCGTCGTCCCACAGGTACTGCCCGTCCTCGCCCTGGCCGAGGATCCGGTACCACTGGGGCACTTCGTCGTCGCTCAGGATCCAGGCGATGGATACGGTCGAGACCCTCGCTCCGGCGTCGACCCAGAGCCCGGAGGTCTCGGTGTCGAACGCAACCGGCCCGCGGGGCCCGATCCCGCGCCTCCGCAGGGCGACCAGGTCGCTGGGGTAGATCTTGTTGCTCGTCATGGGGGTATCCTTCACTTCCGCTTCTTGAGTCGTTCGATTTCGCGCTCCCACTGGCCGATCGCCAGCTTCGCGTCGTGGATCAGCTTGTCGAAGTACCGGGGGTTGGTGTGCCGGAGCGACTCCCAGTAGTCGATGGTCTGCTTCTTGCGCTGGATCTTCCGCTTCCGCGAGTCGATCGACTTCTGGACCTGCAGGTTGCGGCCGGGTTCCAGTCGGCGCTTCGCGTACCGGGCGCGGATCCGGGCCAGGTTTTCTTCCAGCTCCTTGTACCGGGGGTCGCCCGGTTCGTAGTGGCTCATGGCGGTTTGCACCTGCCAGATGGTCTTGTACTCTGCCATGGGGTCTATTCTAGCATACCTGTATGACTCGCGTACAGGGGGGTGTGCGTAACACTTCCTCGTCATCTGGCGCTCGTTTTTACGGACCGGAGAAGGGCGGGCCTGGGTAAGGATCTTAGTCCTCAAAACGCGTATACCAGCGCGCGTTAAGCGCGTACCTGAGCGGAAGCGTTACCCTACCCCCCAAGAACCGCGTCATGACGGGAAGAAAGAGCGTAACTATTATTATAGTTACTTATTAGTTACAAAGTAGTTACACCCGTTACGCGTAACAACCCCCGTAACAGCCCTGCCTGTTACACAGAACCGCCCCTCGTCCACCTACAGAGAAGGCCCCCTCCGGGACCAAACCTGGTCTCCCGGAGGGGGCCTTGAGCGAGGATACCCCTATCACCGCGCCCCGGATTATACCGGGCACGTGCTATTCTGTCAAGTCGGCCCCTTCGGCGCGGTCCAGTACCAGCCGGGCATAGGAGGGCAGGAGTTCCCTGTACTGCGCGACCCGGCCTCCGATCCGCCTCGCATGTCGGTTTCCTCCCTTGATGGGCTCCGCCACCTGCGCGACCTGCCGGGCCAGGCCCTCGGGGGACTCCATGCGCAGGTCCACCCGTCCCGCCTGGGCCTCCGACCAGGCCCGCGCGAGAAGGGCGGTATTCACCCACACCCTGGGCTCTCCAAGCTCGCCCTCGGGGACCTGCTGGACCAGGACCGGCGGGATCTGGTCTCGGGACCCCCGATAGTTCACGAGCTGGGGCTTGTCCCACTCCACCGGACCGAACACCGAGATAGCCCACGGGATGAGCTGGGAGGTCAGCACCGAATCGTCCTCGATGCCCTCCTCGCGCTTCATCCGATCCGCCACCCACGCGTCCACCCGCACCGCGGTCTCCCCGGTGCCCTCCCACGCGCCCTCGTGCCCCAGGAAGTGATCCAGGAGCCTCGCCCCGGCCTGGAGTACCGCGTACTTCTCTCCGCGTCGTCCCGCGGCCGCTCGGAGCCTCTGGATGACTGCGACGAACTGGTCCGCCGACGCCAACGCCTCCTGCACGAACCAGCCGGACAGCACCGATAGTCCGTACTCGCTACTGTACTCCCGCTCCAGATCCTTGATGTCGTCGATCTGGGGGACCCCCTCGCGCCCCGGCTTGAGCGAGGTACGGTGGATCGGCGGCGAAGGGTGGATGATCACGCCTCGGTCGGCTAGTGCCTTCTGCCGCTCGAACCCGAGCGCCTCGCCCGTGAACAGCAGGGGTGACACCACCGCGATGTCCTTCACCTCCCGGTCCTCGCCCATCTTGGTGACCGTGCCGCCCGAGGTCGACGCCCGCAGAATCTCTTCCAGTCGACCCGGGTTGTCGAGGTCGTCGGCCCAGACGATGCCACAGTGGTTTGCGGTCGTAAGGTCCCGGAAAGACGCCGTGGTCGGCAGGACGGTGCCGCGGTAGTTGCCGTTGAGCTGGACCATCAGGGCGAAGTAGCCGTTGGTCTTGGCCGACCCACTCGACGCCTCCACGCCGAAGTAGGGGAACAGCGACACGTACTGCATGGCGATGGGGCGCAGGAAGCACGCGGCCCAGAACGCCCCGAACAGCGCGGTGACGTCCTCGAAGTGGAACCCCTGCACGTCCCGCAGGACCTCCTGGGCCCGCTCCCAGGTCTCCTCGAACCCGTAGTGGTACTTCGCGGTCTCGCGCCGGACCTTACCGCGGTCGACGATCACGCCGGACTGCTCGATGCTCTTGGGTCCCTCGGCGGTGATCGTGCCGTCGAAGGTGATGAACTCGCGCCCGTCCCAGCCGAGGTGGGGCACCACCTTCACCTCCTGGGGGTGCTGGGACTCTAGGTACCGCTGGAGCCGGACCGAGGGCTGGATCTTGGGCCAGGCTGCGTCCGGGGCGGCGATGGTCGCGCCGAAGCGGGCGAGCCAGACTGCGAGCCTGCGGCCATCTGCGAGTACGTCCGGGGCGAGGGTGGTCTCGACTTGCCGATTCCGGGCGAACACGGTCACCCAGTAAGTCCGGTGCAGGTCCGAGTCGACCATCACACCCCGGGCCTTGATGTCGAAGTCGGCGTAGGCGGCGAGGGTCACCTCGCGCTCGTCGCCGGACCCATACACCGCCTGGCACATGAGCATCCGGCCGTCCCCGGCCAGGTACCCGCTCGCTTCGGTGGCGCTCCGCTCGACGTTCGCCGCCTCGATGCCCCAGACGGACTCCAGGACGGTGTCGGTCTCTTCGTAGTTCGGATCCACCATCGCCGCGGCCCGGCGTACCTCGACCTCGTACAGGTCGCGCTTGTCGCGGTGCATCTTCGCGTAGTGACCGGCCACCTTGGTCAGCCAGGTGTTGGTCTGGCCCTCGCCGCGCTTCGGCGGGTTCGAGAGGAGGTCGGAGAGCTTGGGGGCTCCTCCACCCCCTCCGGCCCGCGGTGTGTCCTTCGGGACCGGGGAGATGCCTTTCTTGGCCGCGCGGATCGTGGCGGACTCCTTCACGCCGTACGCGGCCCAGATCGCCTCGACGTCGTCGTCCGTGAGGTAGTGCTCCTCGGTGTCGTTCGCCACCGTGTAGGGACCACCCTCGGGGTGTCGGGTCGGCGGGAGCACCACGTAGGCCCCTCGCCCGGCCCGGACGTCCACCCCAGGCCCGAGGACCCCGGTGCCGGGGCTGATCGCGCGGGCCGCGTCCCCGCCGAGCCGGTACACCACGTGGACGTTGCCGTTGCCGCGGCCGGACAGGTGTTCGCGGGTCGGCGGCAGGACGGCCTTCCGCTCGGCGTCGTGCTGGAAGTCGAAGTCGAACACTACGCGGTCCGTGGTGGCTCCGCCGATTCCGGCGGAGGGGTTCGCGCCCCACCACTTGCGGATCTTCTCGGGGTCGCGGGTGCCGTCGTTCGTGCCGTGCCCGACCATGCCGCACTCGCCCTTGCACTGGGCGCGCTCCTTCGAGCCCTTCGGGTGCGGGTTCTTGAACAGCGGGATCTTGGTGCCGGGGGCGAGGGGGAACACCGGCCAGCCGTCCTCGGCCCATTGTAGGGCCCAGTCGAGCATGGACCTGTCGGGCTGGGTGGGAGGGGCGCTTCCGGAGTCCTTCGGGACTTTTGGCATCTGGGGTATCCTATCCGTAACTATAGGGGCGTTACACTCGGTCTAGCGGAGAGCCCCGCCAGTCTAGCACACCGGCGGGGCTCCCGTAGTTACTGCGTGTTGAGGGTCAGAACTCCTCGTCCTCACCGGCCTGCGTGATGCCGAACGAGTCGAGGTCGCCGTACTTGTCGAGCGACTCGATGTCGTTCACCACGTTGCGCTTCTCGCCCTGCTTCGGCCCCTGCTGGATGGTCTGGACGCCGACCGTGATCACGGCCCACTCCAGGAGCATCTCGTCGGTGTCCGAATCGGGCGTGTAGCCGAAGGCCTCGAAGAAGGCGGCGAGTCGGCCCTTGACCATCGCCTGGTACTTCTCCCACTTCTCCGCGCCGTTCTCGTAGTTCGCGGGGGCCTTCTTGCCCAGGGGCATAGTGAGGTTGAGCCACTGACGGCCCGAGACCGGCTCGCGGGTCTCGATGGAGTGCAGGTTCTGGAACTCGGCGCTCCACTGAGCGGCCCCGTACTTGTCGGGGTTCTCGCGGACGGAGACCTCGGTGAGCTGTCCGAGGTACTTGCCGGGCTTGAGGAGCTCGAACCCTCCGCCGTGGACGGCTTCGGTCTGCTCCACGGCCTTGGCGGCGGCGGCATTCAGCTTGGGCATTTCGGTACTCATCTCTATCGGGTGATCGGCTGTATCGGCTGATCGGTTATTGGGTGGTGTCCCCGAGGGGGACCAGGACAGTCCAGCATAAGCCTTGCCGGTCTGTCAAGTAAGAGCTACCGGGGTCGCAGGGGAGGTTCTATCCAGGGCCATGAGCAAACCCCGGGCTGTCAGCGGCTCAGATCCGCGATTTCGCCGCCAGCCTCTGCCCTTCCGAGGAGGAGTTAACCAGATCCCATGGGTGAAGATAAACAAGAACCCCCATAGGCTTCCGCGCGCACGGTAAACGCCCCCGGTAGCAAACTCTGTTCAGTTCTCGTGTGCCCCGGCCCGGCTCGAACGGGCGACTTCCCTAAAAGGCGGGGCTGGGGAGATTCTAGTCCCCGTCCTCCCCCGAGGGGGTCTCCCCGGCCTCGGAGGGGGTCTCCGACGACTTCGCGGCCTTCCCGCGGCCTCGCGTACGTGCCGCTCGCTCCGCGTCCTTCTTCGCCCGCTCCGCGGCCTCGGTGCGCACCGGCTCCTGCACCGGGTCGGCGTCGTCGACGAGGGTACCCTCGTTGTACGCCACCAGGCGCTCGAAGGTGGGGTTCACCACGACCGGCGGGAGCGCGAACAGGCGGTCTTTCGCCCGGCCCTTGCCGCCCTTCACCGCGCCCCGGAAGTAGTCGCGCTCGTCGTCCGGCTTCTTGCACCACAGGACCACGTCGACGTACCCCAGCAGGGCGGTCTGGACCGCAGGCGAGACCGCGGGCCCGTAGGCGGTCCGGCCGGTGTCCTCGTCCACGTCCCGGCGCTCCAGGGCGGTGGCGATGAAGTGGCAGGGCAGGTCACGGAACCGGCGCAGGAGCTTGGTCAGCATCTTGCTCATGGTGCCGTAGTCCGACCGGTCCACGAAGAACGAGTCCACCACGCTCATGGAGACCCCGCGATCCCGAGCCTTCCGGGTGCGCTCGTCCGAGACCGAGTCGAGCAGGGTCTGGGCGATGTCGGTGACCGAGTCCCAGCCGACCGCGTACCAGGACTTGGGGTTGTCCATGAGGTCGGACTTCACCCGGAAGAACACCTCCTCCAGGCCCTCGTAGGTGATCTGCTGGCCGGGCTTGGGCCAGATCACCAGGTTCTCCAGCTTCGCCCCGTGCGCGAGCAGGGCCCGCTTCTTGAGCCCGCCCTCGGCGTTGATCACCAGGACCCGACCGGCGCGGGTGGCCGACGCGAGGTTGATGGTCTTGCCGGAGCCCTCCTGGCCCCAGTACAGGACGTTGAGGTACTCCTCGGTCTCAGTGAAGTTGGCGAACAGATCGTCCGCCCCGGTGAACACCTCCAGTTCGGTCTGGGGCACGTACTCGCCGTCCCGGGTCGCGGTGTACACGACCTCGTCGGCGGGCTTCTTAGCTGTGGCCTTCGGCATGGTGGGTATCCTCTCTGTTGTCGGCGTCACGCGCCTCTAGATAGTCTCTCACACTGGGTGCCCCGGAGTCAAGTCGCCAGGGGTCCAGGATGGATCGGTGCTGTTCCTCGACGATGAACGCGAGGTCGTCGTAGACCCCGCCGATCCGGGTCAGGGTGAATAGGTTGGCCTGCACGTATTCGGGCGAGGGTCCCTCCCCCGGGGTACGCCTCCTCGCCCATCCCACCGGGATCCCGTAGACCGTCCACAGCGACTCAGCCATGGGACACTTCAATCCGGCATCGGTGGGGTTCCTCGCGGCCGTCCTTCACGGCGACTGTCACACCACAGACGCGGCACAGGCGCGTGAAGTTAGCGTACTCCCGCCAGTCAGCCATCACTCGGCTCCCTTCTCGGTGATGATCGTGAACGCGGCGAGCAGAGCGTCAGCCGTCGCATACGTTCGCGCGACCTCGCCCGAGAAGTCCTCCATGACAGAGGCTTTCGCTCCCTCCCAGGTTCGATAACCCCCCAGGACGCTGAACGGCCACAGCACCTCGGCCACCGCTTCCCTTGTGGCGGGAGGCGCGGGACGAGATGCCCCAGCGATGTACGCGGCACGGAGTCGGTCACCGATAGTGCCGACGTTCAACCCCACGTTGCGCTGGGCGTAGGAGCGGGCCTCCTGCTCGATGTCGGTCATGCGTAGATCAGCTCGGGCCCCACAGCCCTCCAGGCTCGGCGTGTACTCATCACGCTCGGTCATCTTCGGCCTTCCTCTCGATCAGGAGCGCCTCGGCCTGCTCGTAGGTGGGGAAGTGCCCCTCCTCCGCGCAGAGCGCCAGGAACTCGTGAACCTCGTCCGGGTCGACGGAGACCCCAGGATGGTCAGCGCCCCTAGGATCAGCAGGACCCAGATCAGTCTCATCGCGGTTTCCCATCGTGTCTCCTAGTGGCGGGTGAAGTCCTGGACGAAGCCGAACTCGGCCATCACGTCCAGGAGGTGCCGACCCTTGCGGGCGGCGAGGTGGGGTTCGAGGTAGTCGCACCGGTATTGGCAGGTGCGGGGGTCCGGCGAGGAGTACAGTGGGAGCCTACGCCCGCCGGACGCCTCGGGGTAGGCGTTGACCGCCACCGCCCAGGCGTCCTTCGCGATCGACTGGAGTTCCTCGTCCGTGCGGTTCATGAAGGTGCGCTTCATCCGCTGATCCAGGGTCTGCCGCTTGAGAGATTTGTTGGCGGCGAGTTCCTCGTCGGTCGCAAGGTCGCCCTTGTTCTGGGTGGTCCGCGCCGCGTTGTGGATCGTGCCAAGCACGTCGATACCGGCGTCCTTGAGGAGCCACCCATACAGGCCGAACTGGTCGTCGATGTCGAGGTCGGCCTCGGCCGGGAGGTTCGCCCCCGATTTGTGGTCGATAATCCAGATCTTGCCGGTCCGCTTGTCACGCACCACCAGGTCCAGCTTGCCCTTGAGCAGGTAGCGGCTGGGCTGGCCGGTGCGGGGGTCGCGGAGTCGGCGCTGGAACTTGACCTCGACCCCGAGGATCTCCCAGTCGGGGTCGGTGCCGTACCGCTCGACGTATCCCCGGTACATCCACCACACCAGCGACTGCAGTTCGGTCTGGTCGCCTCGGTCACCGAACAGGAGGGCGCGGACTCGGCGCTCGGCGTCTACCAGCGTGTGCTGGTTGCGGTCCGGCCCGGCCTCCAGGAAGGTCGTGTAGTGGGCGTCCATTACCTCGTGCCAGAGGGTGCCCTTGGTGAGGGGGTGGTCGTCCTCACGCTCGGGGAGGGTCCACCGCTGGTTGTACGACAGGAAGTGCTTGAGCGGGCATTGGCGGAACGCGTCCAGCTCGGAGTAGGACACGATCCGGTCGCCGTCGTGGGGCTCCTGGATCGGCGGCGGGAATGAGGGCCGCTGGGCCGCGGGCTTCTTAGGCACGGTCGTGATCCTTCGACTCGAACCCCAGGGCTCCTGCCATGGCATTCAGCCAGTTCACGATCGGGCGGACGACGACCCGCTCCCACTCCGCCACGAAGGCATCCACGGCCTGAGCGAACCCGGCGTAGTCGTTGGGCTCGAAGTCGGGGTCGGCGGGATCGGTGCCGTACTCGTCGACCAGCTTGTTGTAGATGGGGGTATCCACGGTATCTCCTTCTGAGTGAGTGTCTCTGACTACCTTACCACAGTTCATGACTGAGAGGCAAGCCCTGGCGGGTAGTATCGCGGTCACGGATCGGTAGCCGGTTCCGGATCAGGTAGTGGAACCCGTGAAGCTCGGCATCCGACGCGTGATCCCCGGACACCCCCAGGTGCTTGGCCATCGAATGCAGTTTGCGCCGCCGGAGCATCGACCGGGTGGGGACCTTGATCTGGGGATCCTGCATTTCAATGGGGGGTGGCGGGTTCAGCCAGGACTCGGGGGTCACGTACGCCACCATGGCGTGAATCGCCCCGATCAGCCGCGAGGTAGGCATGTCGGACCCGACGTACACCGGAGCGGCCGAGGGGAACAGGTGCCAGGACTCCAACACGATCTGGTCCCAGGCCCGGACCCGGAGCCCTTTGGCCAGCCAGTCGAGGAACTCGGGCGGGGTCATCTCCCCGGCCCAGACGCACCCCCACCGGCCCTTCTTGTCGCGCCGGAACTGGGCCAGGCCGACGTGGACGTCGCCCGGGTCGATCGCCAGCATCAGGGGCTGGCTGGGCTCGACTCGGGCCGGGTTCGACCAGACGTCACCGGTTTTCATTGCGACCCTTCACTCCCGCGTAGTAGCCGACTCCAGCTCCGAGGTAGATCCCCAGGCCGAGCCCTACCAGGATCCAGCCGAGAGTCTCCATCACGACACCCGCTTTGCGAGCTTGGCGCGCAGAGCCTCGGAGACACCCCAGGACTCCCAGGCGGCGAGGGTCTCCTCTAGGGTGCGTGCGGACTCGGGGTCCTGGATCAACTTGGCGGCGAACGACAGGAACTGGGAATCGTGCCCGGGGGCGAACAGCCCGCCCTTGGTGGGCTCGCCACAGTGGAGACACTGGCCGGAGGTGCCAGCGCGCGGCCTCCGAGGGGCCTTCTCGCGAACTCGCGGGGTCTCCCGGTCCTCTCGGGCGTCCAGGAACTCCCCGAGGGCTCCGAGGGCCTCCCGGCGCTTGGTCTCGCGGCGGATCGCGCAGGCCTCGGCGTCCAGGCAGGTCCAGGTCTCGGGGCTGATCACGGTATCGTAGCCGCGCTCGCCGCAGTCCAAGCATCGGTAGCCGTAGGCGCAGGGGCACGCGCACACCACCACAGTAATCCCATCGCCATTCAGGATGCCGACTGGGCACTTCGAGTGGGCACCGGATTCACAGAATCCGCAGTACCGGGTGGATTGCTTGGTGACCTTGGTCGTGATGCTCATGATGGGGTATCCGTTCTGGTCGGGGGTTGCTCGTAGAACTATTAAACCACAGGCATGACTAGGAGTCAAGTACCTACAGGAGCGCGGTGAACTGAGCGGCCGTCAGCGCCCGCATCTGCTGGTCCGTCTTTTGCTCAAGCAGGATCCGCTTACCCGAGTCGACCGAGTCCGGGGTGACGTAGTCCAGCACCGTGACCGGGCGAGTCTGACCGATCCGGTGGATACGGCGCATCGCCTGTTCGTTCCGGCTCGGCTTGTACGACTTCTCCACGAAGATCGCCATGTCAGCCTGAGTCAGCGTGAGACCCTCCGACACGGTCTCCAGCGAGCCTACCAGGACGTCGATCTTGCCCTGCTTGAAGTCACGAACCACAGCCCCCGAGTTGGATACACCGCCATGGATGAAGCCAGCCCGGGCACCGGTACTCTCCGCAACGCGCGCACACGCTTCTACCGTGTCGCGGTAGTGAGCCAGCACTAGTGTAGGCCTCGACCGTGATTCCAAGTCGAAGCGGAGGCGCTCCAGCTTGCCCCCGCGGGGCTCGCCCGTCCCACTCGCGAACCATCCCGACGTGGTAATACGATCCAGTAGCACGTTGCGACTGCCGATCGTCCATGTCACTACCTCTTGTCCATCTAGGGTCTCGGTGACCCACTCCTTCTTGAGTTCTCGGTACATCCGGCGCTGGTCGGCGTCCATCGGTACCGTTATCGTCTGCTCGGTGAGCGGCGGTAGGGAGCCGAGCACGTCGTCGCGCAGTCGGCGGAGGAACCTGTCGCCCAGGTTCTCACGGGCGAATTCCTGCCAGTGGTCGCAGGGGTCGTTCGCCGGGCGGTCTTTGCATGCGGGTGAGTTGAAGCACCCGATCAGGTCCCCGATCAGCTCCGTTCCGGGGACCTGGGAGAACCGGTTCACCTCGCGGATGAACCACTGGTTGAGCCACTTCTGGTACGCGCCGAACTTGCGACCCGGCCCCGCCTCGGCGGGGTAGATCATCCGCAGGAGGGTAAACACCTCGTGCGCCCAGTTCGGCATCGGGGTCCCGGTGAGAGCCAGGAACGCGGCCGACTGCCGGTTGATCTGGTTGGTGGCGTGGGTCCAGGTACTGCCGCGGTTCTTGACGTAGTGCGCCTCGTCGACGATCAGGGCGTCCCAGTCCTCCAGGTACTCGGGCCGGACAGTCACCCCGGTGACTTTGCCCTTCGGGTCCCGCCGGACCAGTAGCTTGTTGCCGTCACGCGCCACCAGACGCGAGTACGGGGCCTGCACGAACCCCTCGGGGTGCTTCGCCCACTTCGCCAGCTCATCGGACCAGGTGCCGGACTCCAGGATCAGTGAGGGGGCGATGACCAGTACCCGCCCGCCGTCGAACGCCTCGATCGCGGTTCGGGTCTTGCCGAGCCCGGGTTCATCCCCGAGCAGGCCCCGCCCGACCCCGCGGATCCACTCGACGGCCTCGGCCTGATGAGCCAGCAGGGGGGCGTCCATCACCACTCCACAGCGAACAGAAGCAGGACCACCACAACCGTGATCAGGAAGGTCGCGATGCAGGGTCCGACCCGGTAACCGGCCGCGTAGGAGCGCCGGTAATCAGGCGAATCTTGGTTCGGGTCCCAGGGGGGCGGGGGTGTGTTCATGACCCGGCCTGCTTCGCCAGCTCCTCGGCGGTGGCGTCGAGCACCGCCTCGAAGGCCTCGTGCCACTTCCCACGCGCGTACGCGGCTGACTGTCCCTGGATCGACCAGTCGAATGCCTGCTCGACCTTCTGCATCATCGGGATCGAAGGCTTGCGCCCGCCGGATCGGAGCCGCGACACGCCGGACTCGGAGATGCCGAGGAGTTCGGCCACCGCGCCGTTGGTAAGGGGTGGGTAGTTCTCTGTCATAGGGGTAATTCTACCACACCCTTGACGATCTGTCACGTAGTTGGACAAGCCGAGGGGGCCGACCCCGCCGCGAGCCGACCCCCTCGTACCTCCGACCCCTACCGCCGGAGGGTTCCGTCCTGCCGCTGGTGGCCGGACCAGAACACCGCCACCAGGGAGGAGAGGGAGGACAGACCGAGGGAAACGGCCGTCAGGATCGTGGCGTTGACGTCCTCACCGTACACGCCGAGCAGGACCAGGGCGGGCGAAACGGTGAATGCCGCGGTGTAGATCGCACCTCGTAGGACGGACCAGACGTCCTGGCCCTTGAGGTTGACCAGCGAAGTGATCGACGCGAGGAACTGGAGCGCCGCACCCGCGATGATCAGGACCTGCTCCCACACGGCCTCGGTGCCGTAGCCGAACAGGATCAGGATCGGAGCGAGCGAGCCCAGGAACACCTGGATCTGCTGGCGGCGCTCGGTGGTGAACCACTGGGTGAAGCTGGACATGGGGGACCTCCGGAAGGTCTCGGGGGGCGTGAGTTCGCGCCCCAGGTTGCGTTCGGTATGAAGGATCGCGATCTTGCCGACCAGGGATGCGCCGATCAGGCTGAGGACCACCACGCGGACCGCCTCCCCGACCCCCCCATCGAACACCACCGCGGAGATGATGAGCAGGAGCAGAAGCACCATGCCCAGAGCATACGAGAAAACCGTCCACCCCAGTGGGTGCCGGTACCAGGGAGTCCAGACCCCGAAGTCCACCGCGAAGGTGAAGGCCAGGACCCCGCATGCGATCATAAGGACTTCCGACAGGTTCATCAGGGGGAGCCTCTCATGATGGACAGCAGCTTATCGGTGTAGTGGTTTTCGAGTCGGTGGTGCCGGATCTGCTCGAACACCCGGGACGCCTCGTCCGCCACCTTCGAGGTTACCACGGCCGATTCGCGGGTCTCGGTAAGCGCCTCGCGCGCTTCTTTCTTAGGGTCAGTCATCAGGGCCCCTTCCCTGCCGCTTCATCGACCGCGCGGAGCATCTGGAGTGCGGCCTTGCCGACTTCTACCGACTCCGCCAGTCGCTCGGTGGCGAGGTCAGCCCTGTCCTTCTCTTCCAGTCTACTCTGGCGGTAGTAGTCGCGCGACTGTTCCATCTCCGCGTATCTCCGGGCATCCAGCTCACGGATCGCGGAGTAGAACTCCTCCTGGGACTGCAGGCGGTTCTCGTAGTAGTTCTTCTGATCTTCGAGTCGCTTTTCGAAGATCGCCGTGGCCGGGCCGGTGAACTGGATCTTCCCGCTCGCGAGCGCATACAGCCAGGGGGCAGGTGATAGGCCGAGACCGGTGACGATCGCAACCAACACCTGCCACCACTGGAGGTCCGCGAGGTCGAGGATCATCGGAGCCCGGGGATCACCTTCATCAGTCGGTCGGCCGCGGTCTGCGTCTGCAGGACCAGGTGACCGTCCTCCGCGAAATCCCACTCCGAGTTGGGACCCACGAACGTGGCCTTGAGGGACCCGTCCGGGTTCTTCGTGACCGCGTACAGGCCACCCTTGCGCGCCCCGGCCTTACCCGGGACCTCGACGAATTCGAGCATCTCGTCCTCCTCGGACGTATAGTTGGTGATGGGTTCGGGCTTCCCGGCGAGGTCGGCAAGCTCGGGGTGGCCGGAGAGGAACTCCGCCCACGGGTCGCGGCCGTCCCACCGGATGTGCCACGGCTCGTTGAAGTTGTAGTACCCGTCCGGGTAGAACCCGAACCGAGGGGCGTTCTTCCGGATCCACTCGGACCGCTCGTTGCGGTACCGGGTGACCCCCGCGTCGACCCCGGAGTCCCGGATGTCGAGGGCGCGGCCGTCGCCATGGTTCGAGGTGCCGGGCTGGGCCACGGTACCCCCGCCGCTGATTCGGGCGTACTGGATGCCGTTCCACCAACGGTAGTCGTAGACGTGCCGTCCGCCGACCTCCCAGATCGGCACGTACCGGTCCAGGAAGATCGCCTTCTGCTCCTCGTAAGACCGGTACCCGGAGAACACGTGCAGGGTGACCAGGTTACCCGCGGAGTCACGGAACCCCACCGCGTCGAATGCCGCCTTGAGTTCCATGAACGCGCCCGCCACAGCGGGGGCGACCGGCCACCCGTCGACACGGACCAGAGTTACCACGATAGCTCCTCCTCGGTCCCTTCGTTGACTGCGTCGACGATCCTCTGCCAGGCCGGGTCCACCCCGGCGTTCCAGACCGTCTTATCCACCCGAGCGACCCCCAGCCCCTGGAAGGGAGTTCCGGAGCTGAGCCACTCGAACTGCTCGACCGCCGCCTCCTCGGAGAGGGCGTCGACCGTGATCTGGGTGCCCGAGGTCTCGGACGCCAGAGTCAGCTTGAACCTAGCCATTGTAACTCCTTAACCCGCCGGTTCCCACGCCGACCCGTCGGAGATGAGCACCACGACGGGACGCCAGGAGGTCCCGTCCGACTCGAACACTTCGCAGGGGGTCCAGGTGGTGCCATCCGAGTAGTACGCCCCCGAGAGGGTCCGCTCGACTAGCTCTGCGCTCGGGGCCGAGTTGCCCTGGGAGTTGGTGGCGAGCACCCGGTATCGGTACTCCGTGCCCGGGGTCAGCCCCGTGTCTGTGAAGGTAAGCGCTGTGCCGGTGTAGACCCCCACCCAGGAGGTGCCGTTCCAGCGCTGGAGCGTGTACCCGGTGATCGCCGCGCCGCCGTTGTCGGACGGTGCCGTCCAGGACAGCTTCATGGACGTAGGGAGAACGTCGGAGGACACCAGGCCGGTGGGGGCCGCGGGGACGTCCGGAACGCGGAAGGAGGCGATCGGGGACCACTCCGAGACCCCCTGGGAGTTCTCGGCCCGGACCCGCAGGTAGTAGTAGGTCCCGCGAACGCCCGTGACCGAGTGGGACAGCGCCGTGCCCTTGCTCGTGATCGGAGCGGACGAGACCCCGCCCGAGGTGTTGGCGATCTGGATTTCGTAATCTGTGATCGCCGCCCCACCGTTCGCTGGAGCAGTCCAGTTGAACGCCAGAGCCGTGGGGGCGGTGAAGGACGTGGTCGGGGTCGCCGGAATTGTCGGTACGTCCGGGACCGCGTATGAGTCGGTGGCGCTCCAGTTCGACCAGCCCTGGGAGTTCTGGGCCCGGAGCCGGTAGTAGTAGGTGACACCCCGAGTGCGGCCGGTCCGCGAGTACGACAGCGCGGTGCCGGAGTAGATCGTGACTGTATCGGAGAAGGACGCGTTGGTCGCCTCCTGCAGTTCGTACCCGGTGATCGTGGCCCCGCCGTTGGCCGGTGCCGTCCAGGACAGATCCAGGGTCGTAGGGGCGACGAACGCCACCGAGGGGTTAGGGGCGCTCGGCACGTTGGGGACCAGTACCCCGGCGCTGGCCGCGGACCAGGCACCCCAGCCCTGCGCGGACCGTGCCCGGGCCCGGAAGTAGTAGGTCACCCCATAGCTCAGCCCGGTGTGGGAGAAGCTGAGGGCGGTGCCCGCCGACGACACCACCGACCCTGCCGTGAAGGTCGAGTTGGTGGCCCGCTCCACCTGGTACTCCTGGATGGAGGATCCGTTGGTCGGGGCCGCGGTCCAGGAGGTGTCGATCGTGCTGGGTGCAACGAACGTCCCCGAGGGTACGCCAGGAGCCCCGGGGATACCGCTCATGGTGGTGCCCGACCGGGTCTCCGTCCAGGGACCCCAGCCCGGGGAGGTGCGGGCCCGCGCCCGGGCGTAGTAGGTCTTGCTGGGGTCCAGGCCAGTGAAGGTGTAGGAACGGAGGGTCTCACCGCGGGGAGCCGACACCTCGTTCTTGAACGCCGAGTCGGTGGCGAGCTGGATCTGGTACTCCAGGATGGGCGACCCGTTGCCGTCCGCCGACCCCCAAGAGTACGCCAGCGAGGTGGCGGTGACCGTCCCGAGAGTGATCGATGACGGGGCGTCCGGGAGCCGGTGCTGGTCCTGAGAGACCGTGTACGGGCCCACCGTGGCCGACCCGAAGATCGACGAGGTCGAGACCGCACCCTCCAGGGTGAACTCGATCGTGCCGACTGCGTCATGCGACATCCAGGCGGTGTCCCACACCCCGACGTTGTGGTACGACGCGCCATCCCGGAAATCGAACACCCCCGCGGGGGTGTTGCCGGACTTCCACGCGGCCCCGTTGAAGTTGACCTGGTACGGGAACTCCCCGAGGGCGTAGGTCAGGGTCGAGCCGTCGAGGTTGTCGACGCGCAGGGATACGCGCCACTGGGAGCTGTTGTCCGACTCGTTGTACCCGATCCGGGCGTACGCCAGGCGGAGCGCGAACCTCGGTCGGCCCGAGAAGGGGGTGGACTGCTCACCGGAGGTTGCCATCAGTCACCGCCTTAGGGGGGTCTTGATCCAGATCCGGCCCGCGGAGTGTCCGGGGTCGGTGGACTGCGGGAAGATACCCAGCGCGTTGAGCGCCGCCACCCGCGTGGTCGCTCCGGTGCCGCCCTTCGACAGGGGGACCACGCCGGATAGGTTCGCCGCGTCCAGCAGGTTCGACCAGGCCGACCCGTTCCACAGGTCGATCATCTTGGTGCTGGTGTTGATCGCGAGCGCCGGGATCCCGGAGACACCGGCCGGTCGGTCGGCCACGTTGGTGTAGTCGAAGACCCGGAGACCGATCCGGGGCTTGCGGAGCGTGATCATCCCGGAGGTGATCGCCGCCGTACCGGCCGAGACCGCGACCGTGGCGATCAGTACCTCCCAGGTGGTGTCATTCTGGGTGACGGCCGTCGACCCCGACTTAACCACCGCGGTGACCGTGTTGGCCGTCTGGTCCAGCCGGAGCACCACGCCGTCCGTGCGAGTGCCGGACGCCGGAGCCGCCTCGATCGCCAGGTTCTTGGTCGCGGTGTTCTCGTAGTAAACACCGCGGATCAGCGCCGTACCCGCGGCCACGTTCACGCTCATACCGGAGCCCGCGGTGACCGCCAGCCCGGTTGCGATGCCGGAGCCCGCCAGCAGGGACGCCCAGTTGGCGAACTGGGTCTCGTTGGTCTCGACCCCGTAGAACGGGTATGCGTTCTCGGCCATGGCCGCTCCTATCGTCAGGGCTTATTTTACCATCCGACCCTTGATGGGGCCGGGAGTTACGGGACAGAGATCACGTACGCGTTCTGCTTCGGGTAGAACTGGAGACCCTCGCCGTCCATCTGCCACATGTCCTGCACGAACAGGTGGCGTCGGCCGCTCACGAACCGGTAAGCCTGCAGGTCCATGCAGGGCTCGTAGGCGTGCAGGTTGGTGTTGACCAGCGTCGTCCGCACCCACGAACCTGTGGAGGTCGTCCGGCGCAGCATCTCCAGCTTGCCCCCGGCCTCCTCGTCCCGGATGATCAGGCGGATGTCGATGCTGGTACCCGACCCCGACGCCAGCACGAGCGGGCGCGCGATCGGCACGGACTTCGTTCCTGCCCCGCCGAGGGTGAAGTCGCTCCAGCGCGCGTTGAGGTTCTCGACCAGCCACGCCGATCCGGTCCAGCGCACGATGTGGTACTGGACCGCGCCGTTCACGCGCCAGTAGGACGCGATCACCGGGTTGTCGGCTCCGTCTACCGCCATGGTCGTCTGGTTCATCAGCGCGCTGTTCTGCGCGATGGTCGCGGCCTTCACCGAGTTCGCCTGAGTGGCCGGGATCGTCTGCGCCGAGCCGTCCGCGCGCACGAAGGCCGTATTGGCGTTCGAGGTGGCCCTCATGTAGGCGATGTCGTGGTTGGTCGCCACGTCGCCGGTCTCACGCCACGTCCACGAGATGTGCAGGCGGTCCTGCGAGTCGACGATGGCCTGCCAGTAGGCCGAGCGCACGCCCTCGCCGGAGATGAGGTTGTCCGACAGGCGCGTCCAGGTGCCGGTCGAATTGGTGTACTTGTTCAGCACCGCCTGGCCGTCGCCCGACACTCCGTACCGATACAGGAACAGCAGGTCGCCGTTGGACAGTCGGTAGAACTCTGGGTATGTGGTGACGTCCTCCAGGGTACCCACCATCGCTTTGGTCGCCAGGGTCGTGTGGTCACCCGCCACCGTGGTGCGGGCGTAGTGGATCGCGCCGGAGTGGGACGTCCACGCGAGGTGCAGGTGACCCGCCCCGTCCACCGCGATGGAGATGGAGTTGTGGGCGTCGTAGTTCTCCTCCGGCCAGAGGGTGACCACGTGCTTGGACCAGGTCGACGAGTTCGTCGCCCGGCGCGCTACCACCAACTGGCTGAACGAGTTGTAATAGGCGGCGAACTGGTACTCCGTGCCGCTGATCGTCTGGGTCGCCAGCGGCGACTTCCGGAACGGGGTGGCGTTGATCTGGTTGCATGCCCACCCGGTGTCGATCAGGCTCGACGTCACGCCCGCGCCCAGAGTCAGCGCGGGCGGGCTCGACGGCTGGGGCTTCGGCATCGGCACGATGATGAACGTGTGGACGGTCCCGCCGTTCGAGATCGTGCCGACCGGCCGGATCGTCCAGCCGCCCGCGCCGGAGCGGAGCTGGACGGTTCCGGAGGACTGGTATTCGCCCGCGGGGACCAGGTTCGGCGGGAGCTGGAGCGCGTCCAGGCCGGTCGACGCGCCGTTGCGGTACATGACCCCGTAGATCATGAGCATGCCGTTGATCTGGCGGCACTTCACACCGTCCCAACCACCCGAGGTGTAGTGGGTGAAGTCGTTCAGCCACTTAATCCCGAGTTCTTCCGGCGTGAAGTCGTAGGAGGTGTACCCCGCCGCCTCTACGTCGGCTAGGCTGGCGCGCGACTGGGCCTTGAAGGCCGCTTCCGCGTGCGAGGAGTACCGGGCGTCCAGCTCGGTGTCGTAGTGGTAGACCCGACGCCAGGCGTCCCAGGTGCCGCTGATCTGCTGACGCTCCCAGGTCTCGCGCTGGCCCGAGCCGGTGTAGCCGATCGCGCGCTGGTATACCCACACGTTGGAGTGCTGGATCACCTGGATGTAGAACCATCCAGTGCCATCCGGGCTGTTGGTCAGAGCCTGTCCTCTGTACCACCCGGTAGAGATCAGAGCGTTGAGATCAGTGTTGGAGACATCACCGGCAACCTCCTGCAGTCGCGTGGGGAAGCGCGCGTTGGGGAGGGTGCCCGTCAGGTCTGTCGCCGCGTTGTGCGTGTGGCCCCGGAAGATCTGGATCGCGCCCGCGGGCGCGGAGGTGACCAGGTCGTAGCCCGCCAGGTCCGTCGAGAAGGTGGCCGACCAGCCCGTCTGGAACGAGTCCGGAGGAGAGACATGGCTGATGTCGACAGTTTCGATGGTGAACGCCGGGTACTGCCAGGCGCTCGTCTTGTCGATCACGAGCGCGACCGTGCCGGTGGTCGTGTTGCGGGCGAACCGGACGCCCGTCACGTCAGCGGGGCCGTCGACCTTCACCGTGGTGCGCGCGAACGCGGGCCCCGAGTTGTAGGCGTAGAAGCCCGCGTCGACGTCCCAGACGTTCATGCCGTTCTGGTAGTCGAAGCCACGGATCGCGATCCGCGTCATGTAGTTTCCGAACGTGATCGGCGTGTCGATGACGAGGGACCCCGCCGAGGACGCGGCGGGCGACTGCCAGCGCAGGACGTCGTGGAACGTCTTCCCCGCCGAGCCCGCGGCGGTCAGGACGTGCCGCATGAACAGCGACGCCTGCTCGGTCTCCGACAGCCGGAGCCTGATCCACGCCGTCCACGTGCCGTTGTTCATGTGGCGGCGGTAGGTCTGGGTGTCGCCATCGTTCGCGTCGGCGGTGAAGCGATGGACCGTCTGGGTCACCCAGGACGCGTTGTGCGCCTCGACATGGCCGATGACCCATCCGGTAGCCGGAGCGTTCAGCGCCGCATCGTCCATGTACCACCCATTGTGGACGGCGTCGTTCCAGTCGTCGATAACCTTCGCGAACGGACCCAGCCGGTCCGCCAGGCCCATCGCCCCGGACGACGTCGACACGATCGCCTTCACCAGATCCACGTACGCCTTGGTAGCCGCGTCCTGAGCCGCGGAGGGGTCCACGAACTGCGCCCGTCCGGCCGCGTCACGCTTCACTAGGGTGCTGGGGGTAGGGGACGAGGTCGCCGCTCCGACCCCCGCGTGCTCCTTGCGCTCCAGCCGCGCCACCCGGTCGTCGAGGGACTCCACCTTCGCCGCCTGCGCGTCCTGCACCGCGAAGCCGGACACGTCGCCCAGCGCCGCCCCGACCCGCACGCCCTCCGAGTTCGCCAGGATCACCGCTTCGGTGACCCGGTTGGCAGTCTCGATGCCGGACACCACGGTGGTGACCTGATCCCCGACCAGCCAGTCGCGGCCGTATTCCATGCCCTGGTTCTCGGCGGGGATGACCTTGGCCTGCACGCCTCCCCGGCCCTCGTACAGGGCTTCCTCGCCCGCCTGGGCCAGCTCGGTCTCGTTGTTGGTGTTGGAGTGGTCGAGGAACACCTCGTAGACCAGGCCCCACTCCTCCTCGGCCGCGGTGGCGTCCGGGTCGGTGGACACGATCATCTGGCGCGCGGTGCCTTCGCCCTGACCGGCGGCGACCGCCCAGGTCACCGTGGGGGGCGCGATCGTGACTTCCTCAGAGGTCAGGGACCCGTTGTCGATGTCGAAGCGGACGTACGGCCGCTTGTCGCGCGAGTCCAGGACCTGGAACTCCAGCACCGACCCGTTCTGCGCCACCCGAAACCCGAGCGAGGGGTCCAGCGCCACTAGCTCGCGAAGCAGGACCAGCAGGTTCTGGAACCGGGGCGACTTGGTCGCGGTGGCCCCGCGGTCCTGGTTGGTGGGCTGGAGCCGCAGGAACTCTCGTAGTCCGCGAAGCCTGCCCGGCTTGGCCCAGGTGACCGGCGGGGAGGACAGAGCGCCGTTGGCCGTGTTGTACGCCACGTACTGGCGCATGAGCGCCTCGATGGTGCCGGTCCGGGTGTCGTTGGCCTTGGTCTGCGCGGCCGGGTCATCGCCGGTTGCCCCCTGCGGGTCCGGGAATGCCAGCGCTCCGGCCAGGAGGACCTCGTCCGTGACACCGGAGAACGTGAAGGTACCCTGGGGGCTCTCCAGGTTTCGGAGCTTCAAGGGAGTGGTCGTCGGGCCCGAGAAGATCACGCCCTCGACCGTGGAGGCGGTGATGCTGTTCTCCACCGTGGTTCCGATCGGCCCCCGAAGAATCACGCCCGACCCCGGCTCTTGCAGGTACGGCACCATAGGGTGCGACGCGGGGAGGGTCAGCGACCACTCGCCTACGCCACACCAGACCAGGCGCGCCTTGAGGTTGAGGTACGCCGGAGTGATCTGGCCCACCCGGTTGAGGTTGCGGTCGCGGACTTCGAGGGTGAGGTCGGATACCTGCATTCAGAACACCAGCAATCTACGAGGGTGCCAGGTCACGTCCACGCGGGACGCGCCGGTCGGGTTGTCGAGTGAGATGGTGGCGAGGGTCGAGCCCGGGGGAACCGACCAGAACCGGGGAGAGGGGGCGAGCCCCGTGTACCGGTTCAGGCCGGTGTCATCCGTGATAACGCCGTTCAGCGAGTCTACCAGGATCGAGCCCCCGGCGGCGATAGTGCCGGTCCAGTCCAGCACCTGCGACCCGGAAGCGAGGGTGAACCCGTCGAACGGGCCCACCAGGTTCCACGTCGGCCAGGCGTCCACATCGCCCGTGTTGGTGATTTCAACCTGCCCCATGGATTCGGTGGTCGCGAGCTGGAGCTGGGCCAGCGACACCCCCGGGCCGAGCAGACCCAGCCCTGCGCCCGGAGCGGCGATCGACCGAGACTCCGCATCCACGCGCTCCCAGTAGGGCGACCCCGCCTCGACCGTGATCACGGTCCGGACGTAGGTGACGCCGTCCGTGTCGACGCCCCAGTCGAAGTCGCCGCCGCCGGAGCGGACGCAGTCCACGTACCACGCCTCGTTGTCGAGTTCCGCCACCAGTCGGACCGGGGCGTTCTCCAGGGTGAGGATCCGCGCCACCTGCCGGAACCGGTCCGAGACCTGCGAGCGGTCTGCCCCTTCGATCTTGATCGGGAGGTCGATGGTCCGGGAGAGGGTGCGGCCCCCCTGGTACTGCTTACCGTTACCCGCACCCTCAAACCACTGGAGCGACACCGGGGGCAGGCCGGTCCCGCGCACGTTGGCCTTCGCGAACACGCCCGAGGAGCGGCCCATCTCCAGGCTACCGCCCGCCGAGCTGATCGATAGCACCCTGGTCACTGGTTACCTCCGAACGGCGAGCGCGGCGACCCGAGGGCGGCGAACAGCGCCTCTTCGGACGAGAGCGACTGGTGCTCGGCCGCGTGGTAGTGGAACTCGTTGTGAGTCGGGGCCTGATCGCGCGCAGGGACCCGCTCGACCGGTGCCGGGCCTCCCCAGTCGCCGTTGAGCGCCGCCTGGATCGCCGCGTCCGAGAACGGGTTCTTCGCGAGCATGCCGTCCGTGAACTGGTCCATGATCGCGCCACCCGAATCCAGGAGCCGGGTCCAGCCCGATCCCGAGAACGGACCCCGCTTGGCAGGCGAGTTCGGGAAGAACCCGGCGGCGAAGTTCAGGACGCCCGCCACCGCGTCCCCGACTGCGCCGATCATCCCCGAGATGCCGTTGATGAACCCCTGGATCAGCGCGCGGCCGGAGTCGAGGAGCCAGGTGCCGATCCCGGCGAAGAACCCGCGGATCCGGCCGGGGATCCCGCCGAGGAAGCTCATCACGCCGTTCCACGCCCCGGTCACGCCGTTGCGGATGCCGTTCCACAGGCCGGAGAAGAACCCGGTGAGGCCCGACCACATCCCCCGCCACCCGGCGAGGAAGCCGGAGATGACTCCGTTGGCCCAGGACACGATGCCGGACCAGATCGACCGGAAGGTCGAGCTGATGCTGTTCCAGACGCCCATCCAGAACCCGACGTACGCGTTGATGACGCCACGGATCCAGGAGATGAAGCCATCCCAGACCCCGCGGACGAACCCGACGAAGCCCTCCCAGACCGTACGGATGAAGTTGCCGACGTTGGACCAGGTGGTGTTCCACCAGGAAACGAACCCGGTGATCACGGAGTTGATCCAGTTCAGGAACTCCTGCCACATCGACCGCAGGCCCGCGACCAGGCCGAGGATCACCTTCTTGGTGTGGTCGTCCAGCTTGTTCCAGACGCCCTGCCAGAAGGCGAGGAACGCGTTCTGGATGGAGCGGATCCAGCCGACCCAGCCCTCCCAGATTCCGCGGATAAACGCCACGAACCCCTGCCAGATGGTCTGGACGGCCCGGCCGACCGTGGCCCAGATGGAGTTCCACCAGGCGGCGACTCCGTCGACGATCCCGGTGAGCCAGCCGACGAAGCCCTCCCATAGGCCGGTGATCCAGGCGACGAAGCCCTCCCACACCGACACGATCCACGCGCCGACGCCATCCCAGAACGAGGTCCACTGGGCCCCGATCGACGCGAGACCCGCCATCAGCCAGTCGACGAACGCGCCCCAGACCTCGCTGATCCAGGCGACCACCGCGTCCCAGTTCTGCGCCAGGAGGATGATCGCGCCGAGTAGGAGGCCAACCGCCACGATCAGCAGGCCGATCGGGTTCGCCGCCATCGCCGCGTTGAGGAGCCACTGAGCCGCGGTGAAGGCGATCACCATACCCAGCACCAGCCCCAGACCGGTAGCGAGCGGGCCGAGCCAGTGGGCGTTCTGCTGAATCCAGGTGACCAGGCCAGAGATGGCGGGGATCACGTTGTTGATCAGGAACCCCTGGAGCTGGATCAGCACCGGCAGGAGCATCGCGCCGACCTTGCCCCCCAGCTCCTCGGTCTGCGCCGCGGCGATCTTGGACTGGTTGGCGTAGCCTTCGGAGGTCTTGGCGAAGTCGCCCATCGCTCGCGCGCCGTCCTTGTGGATGATAGCGAGGATCGCCGCGGCCTTCTCCTGCGCCGTCAGCTCGGAGGCGACCGTCTTGCCAGTCATGGCGAGCGCCTCGGACTCGACGCGCGCCGCGTTGATGCCGGGGATCACCGCCTGCAGGGAGTCGTACTCGCCACGGAACGCGGCCGACATCCGGTCCGCCACGTCAGCGGTAGGCAGGTTGTTGAACGAGCCGAGGTCCGCGGCCATCTGCACCGCGTTGATGCTCATGTCGGCCGCGGCCTCGCTCGTGTATCCGAGCTGGGTAAACAGGTTACCGAAGTTCGCCGCCGACTCGATCGCAGCGGACTTCGACAGGCCGACCGCGGTGGACGCCGTATCGCCCCACTTCGAGATGCGGCCCGCCTGATCCTCGAAGATCGCGCTCGACTTGCTGAGGGTCTCGTTCAGGTCGGAGGCGTAGTTGATTCCGTTGGTGAAGAACTCCGCGATCCCGACACCAGCGAACGCCGTAGCCGCAAGACCGGCGACCTTGGAGAACACGCCACTCATGCGGTCGCCGGTCGCCTGGGCCTTGCTGTCGATCCCGCCGAGCCCCCGGTTCACCCCGGAGTCGTCGACAGCGACCTTGGCAACCAGCGTGCCGATGTCGAATGCCATGTCCCTACTCCTTCTTGGGCTTCACCGGGTTATACACCCGCTGGATCCGGCATTCGGTGCTCAGCAGTCCTAGGAACCTCACCTTGAACCACCTCCAGGACCGCTTGCGGATCGCCGGGTCCCCGAGGTCGATTCCGTACACCTGCTGGAAATCGGCCTCGATCAGGACCCAATCCTTAAGGAAATCGTACCATCCCGGGCCCCCTCCGCCGTCAGTTCGGGGCTCAAAGCGTGTCTGGCCGTTCGGCCCTACTTCGCCGTAGTGGAACCCTTCTTGCGCCGAGCCGCCCGGTTCTCCGGGGCTTTTGGGGCCGCGATCTGCTCCGCCGCCTCGGGGCTCATCGCGTAGTAGGCGAACGCGTACTTGACGACCTTCTGGATCGAAGCCCAGGACACCCCATCCGCGCGCATCTCGTTCAGGGTCTCCCCCAGGAGCATGGCGGCGAACTCGCGCTCCTCGTCGTCGTCGAGGTTGAGCTTCTTCGCGTCCGCCTCGGTCAGCTCGACACCGGCCGCGGCCTTCGCGCCGAGGTTGGCGAGCTGCTGGAGGAGCATGCCGGTCTCGAAGTCGGGAGACTGGACGACGTACCGCTTGCCGTTGGGGTGTTTCTTCGACTTGATCGGCGGGAGCTTGAGGGCGTCGTCGTCGAAGAAGGTCTGCAGGTCTTTGAGGTCGGGCATTGTGCTCTCCTAAGGTAGGGATTAGGAAGGGGAACCGGCCCGGAGTGAGTGTGACGGGGACCACCCCGGGCCGGTCGTGTGTTACGGAGTGGTGGCCGTGTCCGGGTGGGTGATCGAAACCGGCTTGCCCTGGCCGGTCAGCGTGACCGTAACCGTGGAGGTCGCGTCCATGCCGCCGCCGTCCGGGGACCAGGTGACCGTGGCGAAGCCCTCGTAGGCCTCGACGCGGGGACCGCCCGGCTCCATCTCGTACCAACGGACCTTGACCCGGTTGGCCGCGCCGGTCTGGCGCGACGCGAGCCGGAGGACCTCCTGGCCGGGGTCGTAGGCCGTGGCGTCCGCCACCGTGGTCTTGCGGCCGACCTTGAGCTCCAGCGACCAGGCGTTCGCGGTGACGGTGCTGGACTTCCAGCCCTCGCCGTCGAAGTCCGAGTCGTCCTGGACCGAGCCCTCGACGCCGTCCTTGAACTCCTGGATGCCGAACACGCCGATGGGCGCGTTCGCCGTCAGGGTCGGGTACACGTCGAGGTACCACTTGCGGTTGGTCGTCGAAGCCCCGAGGGGCGTCTTAGTCGTTGCGGGCATTATCCCTCCTCAGGGCGTCAGTCGGCTACTGCCGGTGGTTTGAGAGTCGGTGGACTCCCAAGTAGTAGTTCTCCGTGTGCCGGAGGTTACCAGCCTGGTCCTGCCCCTGCGAGCCACCCGACTGGCGAACTGCCGACGTTACCTTGACACCGCCTAGTGTAACACCCCAGAGCCCATGGAGTCGATTGAACGCGTCGTCGACTGCCCGGGTCACCTCCAGCTTGGTGCCGTAGAAGTCGAGCTGGACGCCGACGATGGAGTCGGACAGCGAGGTGTCATCCCCGACCGGGTAGGCGTTGATGACGAGTGAGTGGCGGTCCCGTACCAGCGGGGCGAGCACCGCGTAGATCCCGAACTCGGAGTCTGCGTACTGGCCGGTCTGGCGGAACACCAGCGGCTGGGTGGCGTTGGGGTTGTCGGCAAGCCAGCGAGCCACGCCGTTGATCACACTCTCGGTGAAGGTCATGCGACGCCTCCTAGCTTCTTCTGCATCGAGAACCCGATGATCCGGCCGACTACGGCCTTCTCCGAGTTTACCGCATTCTCCAGGTACTTCGCGTTACGTCCGGCGTCGTGCTTGTAGCTGAGGTCCTCGTGCTGGCGGACAGCGTACGGGGTGTCGTATGCAATCGTGATCGTGTTGTCGGCGGGGTCGACGTCGGAGACCGTACCCGAGCGCTCCAGGTCGCCCTCCTCGTGCGGGACTTGGGAGTTGCTTACGTTCAGGACGTGCTCGCCCGCCAGGCGGAGGCCCTCCTCGGCCCCCTCCTTCATCGCCGCCTTAGCCTGGGGGCGCTTGTCGATCTTCCACTTCACGCGAGGTTCACCTCGATGTGATCGTCCCCGGTCATCCACGTGCGGATCCGCACCACACGGTAGACGCGGGAGTCGCCCGGAAGCCGGACCCGGGCCTTGTCGGTGATCGAGCCGCGGTACTCGGGGCCGCAGTAGAAGGTGGCCTCCGACACCACCTGGGTGCCGTCCGACGAGGTCACCGTGCGGTTCACGAACTCCACGAAGGCCAGTACCGTGACCGGGGCCCCGTAGCCGTCCTCCCAGGCCCCCGGGCCGGTGTACGGCTCGACGGTGACGTCCGACGTGGCCCAGTCCGCGAACTCGTCGACCCAGCCCATCAGACCCACCGCCGCAGGAGCAGGTCGTAGTCGCGCCCGCCACCCGTGTGGATGCTGGTGGACAGGAGACCGGCCGAAGAGAGCACCGAAGCGGCCTCCGGGGACAGCGAGCCGTCCAGCAGGGCCGTCCGGCGCTCCGTGGCGCTCGCGTTTACCGCGTAGGTCACCGAGCGCGACCCCAGGGTCCTGGACTGGATTTCGGGGGTCGCCACCGCGGCGGTGTCGCCCGGCTCGATCCCGGCGCGGTAGTATGCCGCGGCCTGCAGGATCGCCGCATCATGGAACGCGTCGGCCACGCGCTGATCCGAGGGGGTGCCCTCGGCGGTGGTCGAGTAGAACGCCGTCTTGGTCCACTCCCGGATCACCCCGGACGCGCGCTCGATCAGGGCCTGACCGTTGGCTACCGTCGTTCCGAGGTAGGCGTCGAGGTCGGGCGCGGGGGCGTATACAGGGTAAGACTGCGAGAGACCGGGCATGGCATCCTCCTACACGGATAGACCGACCGCCCCACCCTATCACGGGCAGGGCGGTCGGCCATCTGCTTTACTCCTTCGGGCCGAGGACGCCCTCCGCGAGCGAGTCGCGGGTGGCTCCCTCGGGGACCTCGCGGTCCGTGGCCTCGTAGAACGCCACCCAGTCGGCCTTCGACGCCGAGCGAGCCGGGGTCTTGACCTCCTCGGGGGTCTCCGCGGCCTCCGGTGCCCCTTCCGTGGACTCCTCGACCACGGGGTGGCCCTCCGGGTCCACCGAGTGCTCCGGGTCCCCGAACTGGTCCTCCGAAGCCGCCTCCTCGTTCGAGGGGGCGGGGTTCTCGTCGGTGCCGGTCGCGGGGTCCGGGTTGCCGGTGGTGCCGGGCGTGTCCGTCAGGTCGACCGACTCGTTCTCCGGCTGATCCTCCTCGATGCCCTTGGGCGTGAGCAGGACCTTGGCCGAATCCGGGTCCTCGTCGTAGTGACGGCGGAGCAGTCCGATTCCCATGGTGACCTCCTAAGGTCGGAGCGCTTACGCGCCCGGCGTGGTCGGGTTACCGTTGGCGGTCGGCGCGTACGTCGGCACCACGATGACGCCACGGTTGTCCGTACGCTTGGTGGCGTAGTGGACGTTCGCGGTAACCACCGTCGTCCGGCGGAGGATGTCGCGGTCGCGCTCGATCAGGGCCTGGCGCTTGTACGCCAGCATGAGCGCACCGCGGCGGACGAGGAACGACTCGTACACCCGGTCGTTGGCCGTACCGGTGACCCGGACGCGGTCCGACACGATGATCGGCACGGTGCCGAGCGAACCGATCTGGCCGCGGAGGACCACCGAGTTCGCGCCGAACTTGTCCATGCCGATGAAGTTCGGGTCGTTCAGCAGATCGGTCTGCTGGGCCGAGTGGATCACCAGCGCCCGCATCTCTGCCGGGTCCCACTCGTCCCCGAGCAGGCCCGCGCCGAGGGTGAAGCCGCGCCAGTCGAGCTGGTTCAGCGTCGCCGGGAGGCGAAGCGGGCCACCGGCCTGGGTGCCGCTCGTGCCGGTGTGCGCCGTGTTGGTGGCGTACGCCGAAGCGATCAGGTCGGCGTCGATCTTGCGAGCGATCGACAGGGCGAGCTGGCGGACGGCCTCGTCGGTGGGCTGACCCATGGCGGTGAGGACCGCCTTGTCGGTCAGCTCGACGCCCTTACCGGCCTCCTTGATCGCCACGCCGTCCTCGCCGGTCTCCAGCTTCACGGGGACGATCGCGTCGGTCTCGGCCAGGTCCACCGCGTCCCCGATGTAGCCGTAGCTCGGGAACTTGATGGAGTCGCCGGGGTTGCCCTGCAGGGTGTTGTCCTGGTCGGCCAGGGGAGCCATCGCCGCCTTCGCGAGCGTGGCCTTCATGACCATCGGTCCCCAGACCTCGGGGACGATCAGGTCCGATGCAACCGTGGTTGCCATGGGAACCTCCTAGGTTCGCTTAGCCCCCGACGCCGGACAGCCGGTTGAAGAGGGCAGGGTTGGTTCGGTACAGGTTGGTCTGCTCAGCGATGCTCATCTTGTCGAAGGCCTCCTGAGTGACCTCTCCGTTGGGTCCGGCTCCGCCGAATCCATCGGCTCCCGACTTCGTGGCCCCACCCGGAGTCGCCTTGAAGGTCGGATCCGTTTCCACGATCGACTTGACGATCGCGTCCACGGAAGTCTGGAAGTCGCCCTTGCTCGGGTCGAGCTGGGCGTAGTCGGGGTTCTTCCCGACGAGGAACTCCAGGTACTCGGCCTTGGCCGGGTCCACGCCGTTGGTCCATGCCGCCTTGACGAGCGCCTGGGCCTTGCTGGCCTGGACCACCTTGGTCTGGTCCTCCTGGCGGGCCGTGACCTCCTGCTGGAGCTTGGCCTGGAGGGACTCGACGGTCTCCTCCTGACCCTTGGGAAGGTCGATGCCGATCGCCTGGGCGAATGCGAGGAGCTGGTCCCGCTTCGCCTGGTCGGCCACCGCGCCCTTCGCCTTCACGCGCGCCGCCTCGGCCTCGCGCTTGTAGCGCTCGACCTCGGCCTGGAGCTTTGCGACGTCGACACCGCCGTCTGCGGGGTCGGTGGTTGTCGCCTGCTGGCCCTGGACCTGGGTTCCGTTGGTCTGTGTGGAGTTGTTCTCCTGGCCGTCGCCCGCCGCGGTCGCGGTGGTCGTCGTGCCTTCGCCGTCTGCCATAGTCAACCCTCCCGGTTGCGGCCCATCCCGGACCTTGCCTCAAAGTGTACCACAGTCAAGCCCCACGCGCGACACGTCGATCTGCGTGTCGATACTTGACTTTGAGTCATGGGTGTGGTTGAATGGTTTTACCAGGGCGGGGAAGAGACCCCACCACCAAACTCAGGAGGATCCGATGAACGCCACCGCCGCCGAGACCTACGGAGTCCAGCAGACCAACGGCCTGGAGAACGGCCACAGCTACCACAGCGCCGTCGACCACAGCGAGGACTACAGCCTCAAGGACGTGCGCGACGCGGGCGGACGGATCACCCGCGTGCGGATCCTCACCGGCACCTGGCCGGGCATGGGCCGCATGGCCGACATCTCGTACATCCACGCCACCCTCCCCGCCACAGCCGAGACCCCCGAGCGTACCGTCCCGGTCCGCGTTGGCGTCGAGCTGGGCGTCCCGCTCCGCGAACTCAAGAAGCGCTTCATCGACTGGGCCAAGGAGGAGGGCGTCTACGCCAAGGGCCTGGGCCTCCTGGACGAGTCGAACTGGTCCATCCTGTACTGATCCGACCGGCCCGGGGGCGATGAAGCCCCCGGGCTCCCCACTGAGAGGATACCCCAATGGACGTTACCGAGTGCGAGAAGCACGAGATGATCGGGTGCGTGTTCTGCGCCCCCACCACCGGCACCATCCGGGTCACCGACCACGCGCGGAGCCCGAAGCCGACCCCCGCCCACCCGTGGAGCGATGACGAAATCAACCTGGCCAAGGACCCGACCGTCAGCGACGAGGAACTCGCCCGGGTCACCGGCCGAACGGTCGCCGCCGTCCACGTCTACCGGCTCAAGCACCACTTCGTGGAAAAGCGCCACAACCGCCGCATCAACTACTCGGCCGCTCGCGCGATGGCGCGCTGGACCACGCTGGAGGAGGCCTACCTCCTCGCGAATGCCGCCGAGGACCTCGCGAAGATCGCGGAGGCGCTGGGCCGGTCGGCCCGGGCGGTACAGCGCAAGCTCCGGGACCTACTGCCAGCTCTTGATCAGGGTGTACAGGAACAGCCCGAAGGCGACCCCGACCACCAATAGCCCTATCGCGATGCCGATTTCCATGAGATAATGAAACCACAGGAGGACACCATGCCGTTCAAGCCCACACAGTTCGAGCCCACCGCCGACTCGATCAAGCGCTACCCCGAGCCCGACTGGACCAAGCCCGCCGACGTCGCCACGATCGGATTCCGGGACGACCCGGTCGGGTACCTGATCGTGCAGGGGGAGGCCCTCGCGTGGCTCTCCCGGGTCGGCCGCAAGGATGGCTGGCGGTTCGGGTGCCGGAGCCTGGTTGAGGTCCTGATCCGCGGAAACCGGGCCCAGGGCCTGACCGCCCGCCAGAGCTTCAACCAGATCCTCCAGAACACGCCTCACCTGCCGATGGAGCGCCTGGACCTGGGCCCGTTCGCCAAGCAGGTCCGGGAGGAATGGGCTAAGGAATAGGGTCCCAAAGGCTGGAGTCCTCACCCTCCGGCACCACCTCGACCTTGACGTGGGTTCGGCCCCCACGGGTTTCCACCGAGTGCACGTAGAACTGCGTGCCGCGGGACAGCAGAATTTCCCGCTCGGCGGTGCCGTAGTTCGACACCGGCATGACGTTCATCACCCGGTGACCCTTCGGCACCAGGATTTCGATCTGCATTTGCTTGGTGAAGGCCGCGTACTCACCGATCGACGTCGACACGTACCCGTGGTTGGTGTAGGTCTTGCCGACCATCGACTCCGGCGAGGGCGGGGGCATCTGCCCCAGCCCGAACTCGTCGTAGTTCGTGCCGCGGTGCACGATGAAATCTTCCGGAGCGGGGCCGAACCCGGCGTCGAGGTTCGCCGTGTCCTTAGCGTAGCCTCCCGATTTCAGCGGCGAGGTCGACGCGTGGGCGCGCAGTTCCTGGTTCCAGGCGTAGTAGGCCGACCCGCTGTACTTCTTCGCCGCTCGCCCGGCCGTGGTGGTCGGCGCGGGGGAGGGCAGGTTGGCGTGCGCCCAGTTGATGCCCTCGGCGTTGGTGAACCGGAGCCCGACCTGGGTTCCCTTCGCCGCCGAGGTGATCCCGTTGTCTTTGCGCCACTGGGCGAGGTCGAGCTTGTACTGCGCTGACTTGGCCGCATACTCGGCCATCGCCTTCTTGTATGCCGCCTCGGCGGACTTCGGCATGGTCCCGAGCTTGGATGCCGCCGCCTCCCACTCCTTGAACAGCTCGTCGTCGAGGTACTTGAGGTTCAGCAGGTACCGGGCATCGCTCTCCGACCCCTGCATCGCCTTCTGGACGCCCTCCCAGTTGAACGACTGGGTGATGTCCGTCTTGGGGTTGTTGTTGGCCTTCGCAAACGCGGTGTACCGGGCCTTGACCTTCTCGACCCATTCGTCCATCGCCATCTCGCCCAGGGTGCGCGGCTTCTCCGGCTGGGAGGGCTCCGTGGGCTTTTCCTTGCCCTTCCAGGCCCCGGGAGGGGCCGGAATAGCATCCGGTACCTCCGAGTCCGCGGGAGCGGCCTTCGCGGGCTTCTCCGGGGCCTTCGTCTTGGGTACCGCCTTGGGCGGCGCGGGCGGAGAGTCCATCTTGAGGACCGCCGCGGGGCTCGGGGTCATGGTCTTGGCGGTACCCGAGACCGCGCCCAGCGCCGCGTCCCACTCGGAGTCCGATAGGCCGAGCTTCTTCTGGAGCTGGGTCACAGCGCCCATCGGGGCCGGGGAGTCCAGGACCTCCTGCAGGAGCTTGAACAGGGCCGGGTCGGTGTTCACCTCGGGGTGCCACTTGGCGATCGTGTCGACCCACTCCTGCAGGGTGTAGATCGTCACCGGCCCGTTATAGACCGGCTTCTTGGTGGGGGCGGGGGCGGGAGACTTAGGTGCCGTCTTAGGCTTGGCGGTCTTGGGTTTGAACGAGTCCAGCGACTGGCCCTTGTTCGCCTTGACGTACGCGTTGAGTAGCGACTTGTCGATCTTGCCCATCGCGTAGAGCGTGCCCGAGAAGGACTGACCGAACTCGTCCTCGCCCATGAGCGCCTTAGCGAAGAACGGGTCGTTCACCAGGCTGGGGTCCTTCGCCAGGGCCATCTTGCCCCACTCCTTGAGCTGGGGGTTCTTGGTGGGGAGCGGGAACGAGTCCGCGGCCTCCTTCATCGCCGCCAGCTTCTTGAGCTTGGCGTCCATGGCCTGGACGTCGACCTTGATCCCGGCCATCAGGTCGTTAGCCATGCCCTTGAGTTCGGCCTCCAGCGACTCGATCGTGTCCACCGGGGGCTTCGGGGCGGGCTTCGGCTTCGGGCCGGGACCCGAGGGGGCCTGGGGGCGCGGGGCCTCCCGCTTGTACTGGCGCTTGAGGTACGGGTGCGCCGTGATCAGCGCCCGCATCGCCTCCTGCCACTCCGCCACCTTCGACGCGGCCTGGCTCGCCAGTTCCGGGGTGGTCGCCAACTGCTGGCGGACCTTCCACTCGCGGATCTGCCGCTCGATGCCCCTCTGCTTCTGCTGGTTCTCGTACCCGTCCTCGTCCCACTTCGGGCGGGGCTGGGGGAGCTGGGTCGCCCCGGGAAGGTACGCGCCGACGTTGCACCGACAGTTCGGGTGGCCCCAGCCCGCGGCCTTCGCCTGGTTCAGGGTGCCGTACACCTCGACGATCATAGCGTCGCCCGAGGTCAGGTCGGTGACGAACTGGGGTCCGGTCGGCCCGGTGCCCCGCCACAGGGGGCGGTTCGCCCACTCGTCGCATCGCTTGCAATGGCGCGGGCCCGGGTGGATGAACACCAGGTCGATGCCGTTCGCCTGCAGGGTGTCGAGGTGCCCTTGGATGGCGGTGTTGGCCACGCCGGTCCGCATCGCCATGGTCATGTAGTCCGGCAGATTCATCTTGCCGTTGGGTCCGACCTTGAGGCCCATCCCGAACGCCTGCTCCAGCGCCTTGCCGGTCGCCGTCCGGCGATCCACGCCACCCGCCTGCACCCGCAGGACGGTCTCGTTGACTACCCGGGCGTAGTCGTCCTCCAGGGTGCGCAGGAGCTGAGGCATCATGGTGCCGGTGTTGCCCTGGATCTGGTTCACCGCGGCCTGGACCGCCGCTCGGCGTGACTGCGAGGACACCGCGCCCTTGACGTCCGGCAGGTACGCCGACGCGTCCTTGAGCGCCGCCCACTCGCCACCCTTGTATGCCGCCCCGAACGCCCCGTTGATCTTCGAGGTCATGGAGGAGTTGGCCTTCGCCAGCGCCGCGACAGCCCGCTTGCGCATCTGCTGGACCTCGGCCAGGCGCTCGGCCTGCCAGGACAGGGTGTCGAGCGCCTGACCCTTGAGCATCCGGTCCCGGATCTGCCCGAGGATTTCGAGTTCGGCCTGCTGGTAGGCCCGGGCAATCAGGTAGTAGTGCTCATCGGTCGGCGTAGGGCTAACCGGCATCCTCATCATCCTCGAACGGGCTCGGGGTGTTCACCTCGGGGGGATTCCCGGTTCCGAGGTCGGGAGAGAGCCCGAACGTGGCCGGGTCGACTACCGAGGACTCCTCCTCGATCAGCGCGACCTCCTCCTCGACCTCCCGATCGGTCCAGTCGGGGTGCAGGAGCTGGACCCGGACCTTAAGCGAAGCCGCCTGGGCCTGCTTCATCAGGTTGGCGGTCTCGGCCAGGACCTTGAGGTCAGGGTGCGCGGCGGGCGGGAACTCGACCTTCACCGGGTACTCCTCCGGGATCGGGGGGCGATCCGGCGTCGTGAACTCGGCGTTGTACACCCGGATCAGGGCCGAGATGATCTGCTCCAATGCGGTGGTCCAGTAAAGGATCTTCTTGGAGCGCGTCGAGAACGACCGGCGGTTGCGGCCGGTGTACTCGGTGGCAGTCATGTCGCCGCCGTCGTCCCCGAAGTCGGAGTCCGGGTTGTACCCGGCCGCGCGGACGGCCTTGGCCGCGTACCATTCGATCGCCTTGAGGTGCTCCTCCACCCGGATTGCGAACTGCGACGCCACGATCGGGGCCTCGTCCTTCTCGGACGGGTTCATCTTGAGCGGCGAGAAGAAGCGCTGGTCTGTGTTGAAGCTGGCACCTCGGCCGGGGCCGTTGTCCTCCAGCATGTACCTGGCCACGAACACGCGACCCTTGCCGAGGTCGATGTCGCGCATCAGCGAGGTGGCGATTTCGTCGACCGCGTCCATGAGCGTGAGCACGCCGGGGGTGAAGTCCGACCGGCCGATCGCGGACTGCCGGTCGGACGGGTCCGGGAGCACGTTCGGCACCGAGGTGGCGAGCATCACGCCATCAGGGACGGGGATGAACCCCTCCTCGTTGACCAGCTCCGCGAAGTAGGCGGTGTCGGGCCAGTTCGTGAGCGGTGCCTGGACGCCGAGGTTGTCCGGCGTGCCCTCGTACACCCCGTGGTAGATCCGGCCCGGCTCGTACCGCTCCAGGTGCCGGACCACGAAGCTGTCCTTCTTGTGGATGGTCCGCCAGAAGGTCAGCGCGACCAGCTTGCCCCAGCGGTACTCCGGGATCGCCGCGTCGGCGTCCACCCGGGTGAGGAACGGGGCCTGGTCGTCGACGTCCTTATCCCACGCCACCCGGAGGCACACCGAGCCGAGCGGGGACTGGGTCTCCGCGGCGGCGAGCAGGAGCGCCTGCCACCCTACCCGGTCGAGGAGCCATTCGAGGGTCTCCTGGGCCTTCGTGACCTTCGGGTCCTCGACCTCGCGGGTCTCCGGCTCCGGGATGATCCCGGTAACCGGGTTGGGGTCCTGCGGGACCTCCTCGACCTTCTTGGGGGCGTCGAGCCGGACCATCGGGGTCTCCGCGAACAGTAGCTCGCTGGAGAGGGTGGCGATGTCCTGGGCAATCGGGACGTGGATCTTGGTGTCCTTCTCGCCCGGGGCGGTGGCCTCGCCCCAGAACCAGCGCTTCACCGTGGACACCAGGCGCTGGGCGAACCCGGGGGTGTCGAGCGGGGCCTGCTGGATCAGCCCGCCCTGGTACAGCGAGGAGAGCTTGATGGGGTCGCCCTCGTACCAGATCGCATGGGCCCGCATCCGGTTGTACCGGTCGAGTTCGCGCGTGGGGGGCCACGGAGTCTTGGACTCGGGAAGCGGCATCGGGGCCTCCTGGTGTCAGATCAGGTCAGCCCTAAGTGTACCATGCGTCAAGCCGCCAGAGCATCCGGCTCGTCGTCGGTCGCCCCGGGGGCGTGCTCCTGCGCGGGGGTGATCGCATGCGGGCATTCACCCCGAATCGACTTAGCCAGGTTGCAGTTAAAGCACAGGATGGTGTACTCGGGCGGATACCCAAGATCGCGCAGTCTGCGTAGTAAACGGACTCCAGTCTCCGCACCCTTGAGGGTTCGGCGGAGTTCGGCTCCATCCCCATTCACGTGGTCGATGGTCAGGAACACTAGCTCAGTCTCCCCACAGCAAGTACACGAGCCACCGTACGCTTCCACGGCCTGGGCCTTGAGTTTCGCCCGATGGCGTCGAGCCTTTGCGGCTCCCTGTGCATCCCAGCAGGTCTTACAGATCAGGTTTTTGCGTCCGGGTCGTTGATAAGTCTTGGGGTGATCGCAAATCGTCATGCCACTAGTGTATCAGGTTCATCATCTACAACACCAGGGGCATGCTCTTGAGCAACGCTAACACTAACCTGCTCGCGCCAGAACCGGCGGGAGCTGTAGACCGCGTACCGCCACGCGTCCAACTCGTCGTCGTTCTCCTTGAGGGGCACCGACTCGCCCCGCTCGGTGGCCTTCGGGTCCCAGACGTAGCCGGGGATGTGGGCGATCAGCTCCTTGCACTCGCTGGACACGAACAGGCGCTCGACGGCAAGCAGAGAGGCCAGGACGAGCACTCCGCCGTGCGAGTTGTGGGCGGGGCCGTTGACGATCCCGTCCTCGAATAGCTGGGCCCGGAAGTGCGCCGCCGCGGGATCGACCACCACCCACTCCGGGCGTCCCCAGTCCTTCTCGATCTGCCGGATCCACGCCTGGAACTCCACCGACTGCTTGCCGATCGGCAGGCCGGTCTCGGGGGCGAACTCTGCGAGGGTGTACAGGACGCGGGGAATCTCCTCCGGGTCGAGGTCGGGGGTCCGCTTCACCCGCCAGTCCGGCCCGATCCCGACTGCGTACGCCCGGGTCGGGTGAGTGGTTCCGAAGTCCAGGCCGACCATGATCACCCGGTCGACCTTGGGGATCTGGTCGTGGGGGACGACGTGGACGTCCTCGTCCCACTTGTCGTAGATCGCCCCCTCGGCCTGGACCCAGTCCCCGTCGAGGAACCGGCGTCGCCAGAGGCCGACGTACTCGCGGTCGATCTGCGCGACGTACTGGGGGTTGTTGATCATGAGCCACTCGTTGGCGGGGAGGCGGAACTTGAACCGCTTGTACCCGAGCTGATGGATCCGTTTGATCACGAGCCGGTGCGCCCAGTGGTGCGGGCCGTCCGGGTTGGTGGTGGCGAAGATCCGGGACCCGGGCGGGCTCATACGGCCGAGGAGCTGGGTCCAGAACGGCTCGGAGATGAGGGTGAGCTCGTCGACGTATGCCAAGCTCACGGTGAGGCCTCGGAGGACCATCTCGGACCGGACGTCGGACGCGCCCAGGATGTGGACGGTCCGGCCGAAGATCTTTGCGGTCGACGCCCCGGAGGTGTACTTCACGTAGGATGCCAGCTCACCGAACAGGGTGGGGTCCTGCATTACCTCGAACACGTTACGGGCGATACTGTCCCGGGTGCGGCCGACCACGACGATGGCCCCGCCGGGCGGAGGGGTCTTGCACGCCACCAGGAAAGCGAGGACGGACACCACGGTCTTGCCGGAGCGGATCGCGCCGTCCCAGAGGCAGACCTTGGGGGTCTCGCCCATCCAGTTGGGGGTGAAGGCGGACTGCAGGGAGGCGAGCTGTGCTTTGGACAGGCCCGCGGGCAGGTTCTTCACTCCTCGAACTGCCCTTCTTCGGCGGGCACGTCGATCACGGCCCCGGCGACCACCCGCATTACGGTGTCGAGCATGGAGTGGGCCCGGGCGAGTCCGCCGTCGTCGGCGCGGTCGTCGTTGCGGTTGATGGAGGTGTCGAGGGTGCCGAGGGCGGAGGTCTCGGAGCGCCAGTCCTGGGCGGGGATCCAGTCCAGCTCGACGACGGTCTCAGCTCCGCCGCCGATCTTCTGGAAGGTCTTGTACTTGCGCTCGCCGCGCATCACCGCGAGCAGGTACTCGGCGCGGGCTTTGAACAGTTCGTCCTTGGCCCCGAGCCGGTAGGCGCGCTTCGCCGCGGCATCGCGCTTGAAGGCCTGCGTCCCGGCGCTGTTGTCGTGCAGGACGGGGGTCTGCAGTCCTTCGATCTTCTTGAACCGGGAGAGGGTGGAGGTTCCGATGCCCAGCTCGTCGCAGATCTGCCGGTGGGTCTTGCCTTCGGTGATGAGCTGGCGGATCCGGGCCTTCTCGTCCTCGCTGAGGGGTGCGCCGGGTGTCCGCTTGGTGGGGTCGGGCTTCGCGTTGTACTTTGCGGTCATGGCCTGACCCTCCCTTCTCAGCTCATCCCGAGCGCCAGCCCTCCCGGCTGGTAGAGGTCAGTTTACCACGTCGACACGTCCGGTAGCTCAATCTTGACTTTGAGTCACGGGGCGTGTTAAAATAGATTTAACGAGGGGGACCCGCCCCCGAGACAGAGAGGACGCCCCAAATGAACGCCAACCTGACCAACCCCGCCGGTACCAACGCCTTCTGCCTCTGCGGATGCACCCAGCCCACGTCGGGCAAGGCGTTCTACCGCCCCGGCCACGACGCCCGCCACGTCAGCAACCTGCTCGCCGCGCTGATCAAGCAGGCGGACGGCAAGGGCTTCTCCAGCGAGATGGTCCGCCAGATGGGCAAGGGCCTCCCGTCGGAGGCGCTCCGGATCAAGTTCTCGACCGCGGCCCACAACTTCGCCAACAAGGGGCAGAAGGCTAAGGCCGCGAAGAAGGCCCAGCCCGAGCTGATCGGCGACGACACCACCGGCTGGAAGATCGGCCGCTGGGTCTACCCGATGGCGGTCCGTTTCGATTCGAAGCACTCGGGCATCCACGACGGCCGCTACGACTGGCACTACAACACCAAGCGCGATGGCTCGGGCGAGTGGGTAAGCATCGAAGGTGTCAAGGGCGAGATGGTGAGCCTCTGATAAGCACCGAACCCCGCCCCTGGCGCGGAGCCCCTCCACCACTCAGCGGTGAGAGGGGCTCCTCGCTGTTCACAGCCAGATCACGTGCACGTCGTCGCAATTCTCGCAGTACGCGACCCGGCCCTTCCCGAGGTGGG